GGCGATGACGAGCGACGATGAGGCGTTCAAGGTGGAACCCAAGGACCGAGTTGCAGCGGTGACGCGGCTCGACCGATGGATGAGCGACTGCGAGCGCGAGGCTGCGCGTGCGTACGACGAGGGCCGCTCTGGTTACCTCGGGCGCATCAAAATCTGCGCGTTCGTCAGCGACGAGGGCATCACGTTGCGCGTCGAGTCGGGCCTGACGGAGGATTTATGAAAAACGTGCTGATTCCGACCGAGGCGCCCGCGGCTGTCGCTGCGGTCATGGTCGACCCGAGCACGCTCAAGCCGTGGCCCAAGAACCCGCGCAAAAACGACGGCGAGCCCGTCGAGAAGGTCGCTGAGTCAATCAAGCGGTTCGGGTTTGCAGCTCCCATCGTGGCGCGCAGCGAGACGCGCGAGATCATCGCTGGACACACGCGATGGAAGGCCGCGACCAAGCTCAAGCTCGCAGCCGTGCCCGTGCGATTCCTCGACATCGACGAGCGCGAGGCGCACCTGCTCGCGCTCGCTGACAATCGCCTGGGCGAGTTGGCTGAGTGGGACACACCCGAACTGCATGCCCTGCTCGCGTCGTACGACCTCGGCGACCAGATGATTGCGGGTTGGACCGAGAAAGATATGCGTGAACTCGAACGAGCTGCGCGCAACGGCGCCGACCTCGATGACGATGAGGCGCCCGAGCCGCCCGCAGTGCCCGTGACACAACCCGGCGACTTGTGGCTGCTCGGCAAGCATCGCCTCGTGTGTGGTGACGCAACTGACAGCAAGGCGGTCGCGCTTGCTTGCGGGCCCCTCGAGCCGTTCATCATGGTCACCGATCCGCCCTACGGCGTGAGCCACAACCCGCACTGGCGCGAGGAGGAGGGCGTCTCGACGATGGGCCCGCAGGCCAAGGGCCTCGTCACCAACGACGACCGGCGCGACTGGGGCGTGGCGTACAAGCTGTTTCGTGGGCGCGTCGCCTACATCTGGCACGCCGCGCAGTACGCGGGCGAGTCGTCGTTGCAGCTCGCCAAGGCGGGCCTCGAGATCCGAGCTCAAATCGTGTGGTGCAAGCCGCAGATCATCTTTGGCCGAGGACACTACCACTGGCAGCACGAGCCCTGCTGGTACGCTGCGCGCGAGGGCGGGCCCGTCAAGTGGTCGGGCGACCGCAAGCAGTCGACCACCTGGAACATCAAATCCCTGCACCTGATGGGTGGGGCGCGCGGCACTGACGACAACCCGGTCACGGGCCACGCCACGCAGAAGCCCCTCGAGTGCATGGCTCGGCCGATCCGCAACCACGGAGCGAGCGGCGCCGTGGTGTACGACCCGTTTTGCGGTTCGGGCACGACGGTCGTTGCTGCCGAGCACCTCGACCGCGTGAGTGTCGCACTCGAGATCTCGCCGGCGTATTGTGATGTCATCGTCGAGCGGTGGCAGCGGCTCACCGGCGACAAGGCAGTGAGGCAAGGATGACCTTGTTGGTAGCAGTCAGCGTCACGGCGTTTGCGTTCGGGCTCGCGCTCGGGTTGGTGCAGCGCGAGCGCAAAGACCGTGCGGCGTTCTGGGAAGCCAAGGCGCACGAGCATCACAAGGGCTGGCTCGAGGCCGACAAGCGCGCAGCCCAGTTTGAGCGCGAGTTGCAGGCCATCCGTGGGCCTGCGCAAACACAACCGAGTGCAGGCCATGGCGAAGGGTAAGACACGAGGCCCGTACAAGCTGACGCGCGAGGTCGAGGACACCATCTTGCGGCACCTCAAGACAGGTGCGTTTCAGAAGCACGCGTGCGAGGCCGCCGGCATCGAGTATCGCACGATGAAAAACTGGCTTGACCGAGCCGACGCCGGCGAGCCGCGTTACGTCAAGTTCGCCACCGCAGTGCGCAAGGTGCAGGCCGAGGATGCCATCCGGTCGCAGAGCATCATCACGCGGGCCCAACTCGGGCACATCGATGGCGACTGGAAAGCCGCAGCGTGGGCCCTCGAGCGCAAGTACCCAAAGGAGTACGGCCAGGCTGCGATGGCCGCTCAAGTGACGCTGCGCGGTGGCCCTGCAGCCAGCGGCGGCGGCGACAACGATGGATCAAGCACAACAGTCCAGTTCTACCTACCCGACAACGGGCGGCGGCCGCAAGACGAGCCCGACGAGTAAGCGTGTCGTCAAGATCGGGCCGCAGCCAGGCTCGCAGGAACGCTTCCTCAGCTCGCGCGCTGACATCGTGTTTTACGGCGGCGAGGCTGGCAGCAGCAAGACTGCGGGCCTCGTGCTCGAGGGCCTGCGCTGCTGGAACGTGCCCAAGTCGGGCGGCATCATGTTTCGCCGCACCAGCCCGCAGCTCGAGGGCCCGGGCTCGCTCTGGGAACTCATGCGCGAGTGGTACCCAGCGCTGGGTGCCAGGTTGACCGAGTCGCCCGTGTTCAAGGCGGTGTTTCCCTGCGGCGCCTCGGTCCAGCTCGGCCACCTGCAGTACGAGGCCACCAAGCTCGCACACCAAGGTAAGGGTTACAGTTTCATTGGCTTCGATGAACTAACACATTTCACTGAGGGCCAGTTTTGGTACCTGTTTAGTCGCTGTCGCAGCACGTCAGGTGTCAAGTCGTACATCCGGGCCACGATGAATCCGGATCCTGACAGCTGGGTCAAAAAGATGATTGAGTGGTGGCTCGACGAGCGCGGCGAATACGCGCGACCCGAGCGCTCAGGTGTCATCAGGTACTTCTACCGCGTCAACGAGACGCTGCACTGGGGTGACAGCGCCGCCGAGTTGCAGGCGCAGTTTCCCGAGCAGGAGGATCCGCCGACCTCGTTTACGTTCATCCTCGGCAAGTTGGCCGACAACAAGATCTTGCTCGCGCTCGACCCAGGCTACCGCGCGCGCTTGATGGCGCTGCCACTGGTCGACCGCGAGCGTCTGCTTGGCAAGGGCCAAGGCGGCAACTGGCGCATCAAGCCGGCGGCTGGCCTGTACTTCCGACGTGGCTGGTTCAACGTCATCGACATCAGGCCCAGCGACATCGTGCAGCTGGTGCGTGCGTGGGACAAGGCAGCCACGCAGCCGACCGCCGAGAACCCAGATCCTGCGTGGACGCGCGGCGTGCTGATGGGCATCACGCGAACTGGGCGCATCGTCGTGTTGCACATGGAATCGCTGCGCGGCTCGCCCAACAAGGTGCTCGAGACAATGAAAAACATCGCCAAGCAGGATGGGCCCAAGGTCAAGGTGTGCATCTGGCAAGATCCAGCTCAGGCGGGCAAGGTCGACGTCGCGCTCAGCAAGGGATTCCTGATGGGCCACTACGTCGAGTCGGAGGTCGCGCGCGAGGACAAGATCGTTTACGCCGGGCCATTCAGCACGCAGGTCGAGGCGGGCAATGTCGATGTGCTGCGCGCACCCTGGAATGACGAGTTTTTTACTGAGCTCGAGGCGTTCCCTGACGGCAAGCACAAAGACCAGGTCGATGCCTGCAGTCGCGGGATGATGGCCCTTGCCAAGGCTGGCGTGCTCGCATACCAGCGGGCTATGCAGGCCGTGCAGGATGAGATGGCTGCAATGGGCTAAGCGATGAGCAATATCGTTCGAGACCTCGTGCAGCCGATTGTCCAGCGCGCCGACAGCTGGATCAATGCGATGACGGGCCTGGGCACGTTGCGCGACAAGGTAATGCATACGCAGGTCGCGCCGGGCATGAAGCTGACGGATCCGGTGCTCGAGGCCCTATTCAACGACGACGACGTCGCGCAGCGCATCATCAACCGCTTGCCACGTGACGCAACCCGGCGCGGGTTTCGCATCGAGATTACGGAGCGCAGCATCGAGGGCCGCAGCGACGCCGACGATGGCGAGACCGAGCCTGATGATGCCGACGAGTACGAGAGCCCGACTGCGCGTCGTGGCGCCGAGCACTCCGAGGCCCAGGCGGTCGCCGACCAAAACGCCGACATCGAGCGGCTGATGCTGCTCGCGTTCGCCAAGCTCGAGGGCATGCCCAAGCTGCGTGATGGCTGGATCTGGGCGCGGCTGTACGGTGGTGGCTCGGGCATTTTCGTCGGCGCTGACGATGGCCAGCAGGTCGACCAGCCGCTCAACGAGGACGCGATCCGCACCATCAAGTTCCTCAACATCGTCAAGCGGCCGCAGCTCTCGATCCACACGCGCTACGAGGACATTCGCGAGGACAAGTACGGCAAGCCCGAACTGTACCTCGTCAACCAAGCTGCCGCTGGGCAGTTCACGCCGCGTGAGGGCCTCGTCGTGCACGAGTCGCGGCTCATCCTATTCGATGGCTCGCTCACTGCGCGCATGACCATCGAGTCGCCAACGGGTTTCGATGACTCGGTGCTGCAGAAAGCGTACGCGCCACTGCAGCAGACCGCTGCGGCGTGGCAGTCGCTCGCGCACCTGCTCACCGACGCATC